AAGACGGAGTTGTCGTAGAAGTTCAAGAGCCGCAAGCCGAGGAAGTAGCAATGGGAGTTGAAGCGTCTACGGAAGTGGAAATGGCAACGGAAACAGAAACACCTGAAGAGGTTGTAGAAGTTGAGGCGGCTATTGACCCTGCGGCAGATGCCGAAGCTATCCTTGCAATCGTAAGCCCTGTTTTAGAGCAGCGTGTAAGCGAAATTTTGCAAGTCATTGCAGACCTCAAAAACGAATTAACTGAAACGGAAGAAGTCGCCTCCGTTGAAGAAATCGAAATGTCAACAGCGCAAAAATTCAGTAATGTAATTAACTTCTTAAAAAAATAAGAAATGGCTAAAAAATTAAAATTCGACTTGACTGTAGATAACAGTGCGTTACTACAAGCAAACCCTTCCGAGTACTACTCTATTCTTTACGGAATGGAAAATGCGGTAACTAACTACCGAGTTCTACCGGGTATTAAAAACAAAACAAAAATTGCAACGGTTCTTTTCGATAAAGTTCTTGCAGAAAGTGGCTGTAACTTTTCAGCTCAAGATGCTGACCTAAGCGCAGTAGAAATCGATGTTTGTGCATTGACTTCTCAAGCGTCTGTTTGCCAGTTTGACTTGGAGCAGTCTTTCCTTGCTTTGGAAATGGCTAAAGGTTCAAACTCTGATTTTTCAGTTGCGTCTTTCATGAATTTCTTTTATTCACAAATGGCGAAGAAAGGTCACCAAGAACTTGCACAATTAATGTGGAGAGGTGACACGGCTTTGGAAACTGCGTTGGGTCTTTGTGACGGTTGGTTGTTGCGTTTGTGTACAGCTGACGACTTCATCACTCCTGCGGGTACTTACGCTGCTATTACTTCAGCTAACGTATTGGCGAAGATGGGTGCAACTTTAGCGGCTGCAACTAACGAAATGTTGGTTAACCCTTCAAACATGCAGTTTAAAGTTTCTCCTGACGTTGCTGCTAACTACCGAATCGCTACGGCTTCGACTAACACAATAACGAACGTTACTACAGGTTTGGCTTTGACTTACTTGGACATTCCAGTTGTTGTTGAGTACGGTCTTCCTGCTTCAACAATCATCTTGTCTGATTATACAAACTTCATCTACGCATTGGATGCCGAAGGTGACCAAGATAACCTACAAATCGTTGACTTTAGCAAGACTACACTTGACCGTCGTATCGGTGCACGTGCTGACTTCAAAGCAGGTTTCTATGTAGTGAATACACCACAAGTTGTTTGGTACGGAGGAGCACAATACTGCTAAATTATAACGGGGGTTTAACCGCCCCCTTTTTATAAACCTTTAAATACTAAATAATATGGCATGTACAACTTTAGAAACAATCCTTAAAGGATGTGATTCAAATATCGGAGGGATAACTTCGATTTACATAAACGACATGGATAACATGACGGGTACTATTGTCGAGGCTAACTACATTATTTCTAGCTTCGGAACTTTAGCCGACCCATTTATCCCTTTCGAGTTCAGACGTAACACGGGAATGTATACCGAAGAGGCAGCAATTGACCTCGTAAACGGTTCGTCGTACTATACACAAACGGTTACTTTAATTTTCCACCGAAGAGAGGCTGCGAAATCTAAGGCAATCAAAATCTTAGGCGAAGGTCAAAGAGACCTTGCACTTGTAGTTGGTGACGCTAACGGCAAGTATTGGTATTTTCCAAACGCTCAATTGACAGCCGTAACGGAAGGTTCGGGAACTGCTAAAGCGGACGGGTCTAAGTACAGCGTTACGTTCGTAGCGGAAGCGGAAAACCTTGCATTTGAGGTAGACGCTGCGGAAATTCCTGACATTATCTAATAAGATAAACACGAATTGAAGAGGGGGTTTTAATTAGCCCCCTTTTTTATTTAACCAACTTTTGTAAATACTACTTATTAAGATAGTATGATATACCTCGAACAAAACGAAAACAATACAATAGCCTTAACGCTAACGGAAAGTGCTACGATCACGGCGCCGACATGGTTGTTTAAATTCGTGTGGGAAATGGACGAGACACTTGCACCCGTTTACTGGGTAGGTGTTGACTATTCGCAGTATGTAAACAGATATAATCTTTTCTTTTTGGAGGAAGGTGTAGACGTTTCTTTAAGAATAGGACAATACCGCTACGAGATTTACGAAAGTCCCGTGCCGATAATAGTTGACCCAAACACGACTTCGGACGGACTAGATTTAGTTGAGGAAGGGCGTATGGTTGTCGAAGGTATATCAAATTCAATTTATGACTAATGGGTTTATTTGGAAAGTTTAAGAAAGACGAAAGTGTAAGCGTGGTTGACACGGGTTACCAAAGTTTTAGTACGCCATTTTTGCGTGTGCCTGAAGGTAACTTGTCGTTGCCGTTTGTAGATGTTAGATACACTGTACAAGGTTACGTTCGTTTCGGAAGTGACAACCTTTATCCGCAGTACATGAACCAAATGTACTACATGTCACCCCTTCACGGGTCAATTGTCGATTTTAAGACCAACGCAACTATTGGAGGTGGGTATACATTTGACGAGTCGAAGTTAACGGACATGGAAAAGGTAGTACTTTACGCCTTCGGAAAAAAGATAGGTTTTAAAGACACGCTAAAGACGATCACGAAAGACGTTATTTTGCACGGACGTTGCTACTTTACTATTGAGTTAAAAGGTGGGAAGACTTATAACGTGAAACGAGTAGCACCTGAGAAGGTAAGAATTAACCAAGCAAAAACATTATACGCTGTTAATGAAGATTGGCAGTTCGGTTTGCAGATTAGAACATACGAACCATACCACCCGGAATGTAAAGACGGAACGTACCTATACGCATACGAACAAAAGTCAGTCGGACAAGACTACTATCCTTTACCTCAGTACACCAGTGCGTTAAACTTCGCCTTTTTGTCGGGTGAATTGAGTTACTTGCAGAAATCAAACATACAAAATTCAATCTTTCCGTCGTTTGCAATGATGTTTCCAAAGAAACCTCAAGGACCAGAAGAAATGCAGTTAATCAAAGACACGGTTAACAAGCTAAAAGGTGCGGAGAACGCAGGAAAAGCGGTTGCTTTCTTTGCTAATAATAAAGAAAGTTTGCCTGACTTGGTGAACGTACCTACAAATTCAAACGACGAATTGTTTAGGGGGGTTTCAGAATTAAACACCGAGCAAATTTGTTTCGCACACACCATTGACCCTATTCTTTTGGGGGTTCGTACTTCGGGGGCTTTGGGTAGTGGTTCGGACATTAAACAAGCCTACGTAATCTTTGAAAAGAATACGATTATTCCTTTGCGTGAAACCATTACGGACGTAGTAAACGGACTTTTACGGGCGGTTGGGATTAATGCACACGTCGAAATCACTAACTACCAAATCGTCAACGAAACTATTACAAGCGTAGACGAAAAAGGAAAGGACGTAATTAACGCACTTAACGCAATGAACCCGACACTTGCGGCTAAAGTTTTGGAAAACATGACAGCAAACGAAATTCGGGAACTTGCTTCACTTGCTCCGTTACCTGACACTCAAACACCAACAGCATGATTTATTTCGTAACCGAGAACTTTCTAAAAGTAAACACACCAATCACTCGTAACGTCGATGTTACGGACGTGTTCCCATACGTTAAACCTGCTTCCGATATGCGCTTACAAGCTATACTAGGCAGTTATTTCTACAACTATTTACTCACTCAATACAACGACGAAGTTTTAACACCTGACGAAGTTACGCTAGTTGAGAAAATTCAGTTTGTCGTAGCGTGGAGAGCAGCGGAACAAGCCGCCTTCGGACTGACATACCAACTTAAGAACAAAGGTATTCAACAACAAAGCGGTGACTATTCAAGTTCAGTGAGTCAAAGTGAAACCGCCTTCGTTATGGATCACTACGGACAGATGGCTGCTTTCTACGAGAAAAGATTAATCAACTATTTGCTAGAATACAAAGCACTTTACCCAGAATTTACGAGCGACCTCAATAGAGACTCGGACATTAAACCCGTAGGTGGTTGCGGCAATAGAGGTGACTACGATAATACCATGATGGTAATCTGATGGCAGACCAAGAAATAAATATAAAACTCAACGGGATTGCACAAATCCGTTCGGAACTTAAAGCCTTAAAAGGGGAACTTGCCAACGCAACCGACCCCAAACAAATGGCTGAACTCGGTGAAAAGGCGGGTGAACTTTCGGATAAGTTAAAAGACGCAAACGAACAGGTTGCGGTCTTTGCCTCGGGTTCACGCTTCGAGCAAACGAGTAACGCTTTCGGGTTGATGAAGTCGCAGTTGATGGACATGGACTTTGAAGGGGCTGCGTCAAGTGCTAAATTGTTCGCTGGAAGTCTTGGCAAAATAGATAGTAAAACTATTTCTGCATCTTTAAAAGGGTTGGGTTCTACTATTGCCTCGGTTGGTGGTGCGTTCCTTAAACTTGGGGCTCAACTTTTACTCAATCCTATCTTTTTACTTGTTACTCTCATCGGTGCGGTGGTTGCTGCCTTTGTTTACTTAGGTAATAAATTAGGTTGGTTTGACGGAATAGTCAAAATGTTGACTGCGGTTTTTAAACCTTTGGTTGACTTGATTAAATACTTTTTGGACTTGCTAGGTTTAACCAACTTCGCAGCTGAAGAGTCAATGGCTAAAACTACCGCCTCACTCGAAGAGGAAAAGGAAAAGCGTCAAGAAATCATCGGAAAGATGGATGAAAAAATTGCATTACTTGAAGCAGAAGGTAAATCAAGTTTGGCAGTTAGGATTGAACGTAATAAATATTTTGCTGAAGAAATAGCAAACCAAGAAAAGTTGCTGAAATTTATGGACAACAATTTCTTGAACCAAACAAAACTATATAAAGATACCGTTGCTGAAAATAAGACCAAAGCACGAGACATAAAAGTTGAGGAAGTTAAGTTAAATCAGGAAGTAATTGCCGAAGGTCAAAAGGCAGCGGACGCACAAAAACAATTTTTAGCGGATAGGTTAGCAGCTACACGTCTTATTCAAGACTTGACCCTAGGCGTAATGCAAGACGGAGTAGAAAAGGAACTACTTGCCAATAAATACAAATACGACCGACTACGTGAAGACCTACTAAAAAACGAAAAGTTAAATAAGGAAGAACGGGCAAAGATAAACCAGTTGTATATTGACGAGAGCATAACAACTGCCGAAAAGATTAATCAAAAATACGTTGACGCTGAAGTAAAGAAACAAGCCGACCTTGCCAAAATAATCAAAGACGCTAAACTTTTACAAGCCCAAGAGGAAGAAGATTTTGCCGCACTATACGACCAAAACACACGCAGCGCAGCACAACTTGAAGAGGACGCAGTTCGTGAAAAATACTTTAACCTAATTACTTTAGCCGAACAATACGGACTTGACAGCGCAGAACTTAAGAAACGTCAGGAAGAAGAAATAGCTGCTATTGAAGAGGATGCCGCAGAAAAAGCAAGACAAAAACGTCTAAAAGAACAAGCGGAAAAAATACAAATTGCGTCAGATTATGCAAATGCAGTTAACAACCTTTCAGAAACGGTATTTAGTATTTCTAATAGGTTCGGAAAACAAGACGAAGAAAGCAAAGAAAAACGGGCAAAGCGTCAGTTTCAAATTCAAAAAGCTATGTCGTTAAGTATGGCTATTATCGACGGGTTTAAAGCGGCTAACGCTTCACTTTCTGTATCACCTTTGACTGTTTTAGGTGTGCCAAACCCCGGTGCAATTGCTGCCTTGGCTTTTACTATTACAACTTCACTAGCAAACATTGCTAAAATTGCGTCAAGTCAGTACGGAGGTAAAGGAGGTGCGCCTGCGGGAGGTGGTGCGGGTGCTGCCGTTGGTGGTGGTGGTGAAGCTGCGGGAGGTGGTGCGCCTTCGTTCTCACTTTTCGGACAAGGTAATAACCAAAACACGACGAGTGCAGCGCAAGACGTACAAAGCAATAATAACCAACTTACGGTTAAAGCTATTGTAGTCGAAAGTGACGTGACAAGCACCCAAAACAAGGTTAAGAAAATGCAAGAAAACGCTACACTATGACGAGTTATATTACACTACTTAGTAAGATTGAGCAATTTTGCAATGCTCACTTGCAAATAAAGAAGTACGGGGGTGAATTTCGGGAGCAGATGCCGAACTTTAGCACCAAAGACGAAAAATATCCCGTTGTTTTTGTCGAACCCGTTAGCGACTTGGAAGACCTAAACACGAACCAATTTTCTATTAACGTTTATTGTGTTGACATTATACAAAAAGACCGAGCAAACCTAAACACTATTGTAAGCGACTGCCAACTTATCTTAAAGGATATGTACGTCTATTACATTAACGACATGGACGCTCAACTTGACGTTGTAGGTACTTCGACCATGACACCCGTAAACAATTTTGACTCCGATTATGTAGCGGGGTGGGTGATGAGTATTACGTTTGAGGTCTCAACTTACGGAGCGTGTGAAATTCCAATGAATCCAATTGAACCCGTTGAAGTAGAATGTGAACCGGGTAACGTTGAAAACTCGGACGGAAGTTACCAAGACGTTGCACCAAGTGGGGGTTTACTTGTTCTTCCTGACGTTCGTTTAGTAGTTTACGATGAAGACGGAAATGTACTTAGTGACGAAATGTACCCGAGTGTTACAGACCAAGACATAACGGTAACTATACCACCATGCGCCGACGCAACCTACGATGTTTATAACTCCGTACCTACTTTATTATTTAGCGGAACTATCCCAAGCGGCGACAACGAAATAATTACTGCACCTGACGCAACTATACATTTAAGAAAAGAGAGCAACGGCACTATCCACGTTGAAGCCGTACCGAGTGGAGTTACTGAAAACTACATTGTAGCCGATAACGACATAACCGTTAACCAAGTTAACCCGTTTTCAATTCACGCAACCGACCCGTTAAACATACGACTTCATAACCAAAGCGGTGGCGACATTACACCGCAGTCCGTAGTTTACCAAGGCAACTCAAACCACGTTACGATAACGGTTAACACGGCTTCATTTACACCCGTTGGTGCTACCTTAATGAAGACGGGACAAACGACCTCTTACCGCACTGGAGACGATGGCGACATTGAGGCGGGACGTGCCACTTCGTTCACGGTACTTGCGTCAAATAATCCTTTCGGAAATACTAATAGATTTACGGACGAGTTAGGCGGTCAAACATACACGAAAAACATAGTCATTGATTGGAGTACTTATAACGGCTCAAATGTGCTAGGCTATTATCGAACCGTTAGTGCTACTAATATAACGTGGAACGCTGCCATTGATGCCGCACTTGCTTTGTCTATTACGGGGTTTACAAGTGGGTGGAGACTACCTAACAAAAAAGAAATAGAAAACATTTTTAATTACTCACTTTCCTTTGGGATAAGCTATTCTCCTTTTAGCTTTCCAAACGCTCAAATTTGGACTTCAACAACATACACAGCGTCGACAACTTTAGCCTATGTACATGTAGGTAGTTGGATAAATTTAGGCGGTAAAACGGGCGCAGATGCTCGTTGGATAGCATGCAGAACATTCACAGTAACTGGCACAACTTTATCATAAAATTATGACTTACAAATTCCCACAATTCAACGTCGAAATAGTTAATCCAAGAATCGAGGTTCTTGTTATTCACGACACAATAGCAAAACGGACTTGTAGCGTTGACGTTCTTTTAACTACGGAAACGGCTAACTTCGGTATTACGTTAGACGGCTTTACTTATGTAACTGATTGGAACGACGAAGAGGTCGAACTTTGGACTTTAACCGAACTTTCAAAATACGAAGTGTGAAATATATAATCACGGCACTCGTTGCTATCTATTCGTTTTTTGCACCTATCCAAGTTATTTTATTAGTCATTGGACTTGCAATTTTTGTAGATACTATTGTAGCTATTCGATTAACGACTGAAAAGTTTAGCAGCCGAAGACTTAGACAAGGCTTAGTAGGTAAAATGATTACCTACCAAAGTGCGGTTATTCTTTTCTTCCTCATCGACTACGCAATGGTTAACGACATGGTTAAGACGGTGTTTTCAGTTGACTATACACTTACTAAATTGGTCGGGTTGTTCCTTGCCAGTATTGAAGTAGTCAGCATTGACGAAAAAATCAGAGTTAAATACGGAGATGACAAAGGTTTTATTGCCCGTTTTAAGAGGTTTATATCCAACGCAAAGAAAATAAAGGATAGTTTCTGACGGTTTAATCCGACTTTATATATGTTTTTCCGTATAATTTACACAATTAAAACACTTATATATGCTTTTACGTATAATGTTTGCCCTATGTTTAACATCCTGCTCGGTTAATTACCACCTAAACAAAGCAATTAAAAAAGGTTATAGGTGCGACACGATCAGCGACACCATCCGGGTAACAAAAGTAGATAGTTTCCTAGTTTGGAAACATGACACTACGTACTGGGTGAAGGTAGTAACGTCAAAAGACACTATTATATATTACAATACTTCCTACTATCCAAAAACACGCTACGAAACGAGATTCGAATACAAGCGTTTTAACGATTCTTTACGTGTAATTCGATTAATGTATAAGGACAGCCTACAAAGTGCGCTTAAAACGGCTAAAAACGACCTTAAACGTGAACGGGTAGTGCAACGCAACAAGCCCGTGAAACAATTTAAACAGCTATTCGTTATTTTAGGGTTTCTGCTTACTGTGTTTTTTGTCTTTGTGATGTTAAAAAAACGTGTACTTTAGTCAAAAAAACCTTATGAACTTAGAAACGTACGTAAAATTTATTAAAAAGTGGGAAGGCGGCTTAAGTGGCGACCCTTCGGACTCTTGTTCAGCTATGTATTGCCCCGTGCTAAAAGACGGAAAACGATACCACACAAACATGGGGATATGTTACTCGTCTTGGGTAGGTGAGTTCGGACACTCAAACAATGTTCGATTCTTAAACATGAGTAATGAAGATTGGTTTAAGGTCTTCCGCAAAGGCTATTGGGACAAATGTCGAGCCGACGAGTTTAAGTGCTTTTCCATTGGTGTTATTGTAACGGGTATGGCTTGGGGCTCAGGTCAACACCGAGCAATTATAACACTTCAACAAGCACTCAATAATTTAGGTAAACATGTCGTAGTGGATGGAGATATCGGAATGAAAACTTTAGCAGCTGCAAATGAGTTAGACGACCAAATTTTATTCGACGAGTTAATCCGACTTAGACACGCTTTCTTTATTGCCATTAGTAAGCCCGGTAGCAAAAACGCTAAATTTCGCAAGGGTTGGTTAAATAGATTGGAAGACTATACTAAAACATTCAGACCATGACCCGCAAAAGATTGTTTTTCGACATTGAGACTTCGCCAAATATAGTTACTAGTTGGAGGATTGGTTATAATCTAAACATATCACCTGACAATATAATTCATGAAAGAGCAATTATCTGCGTGTGTTGGAAGTGGGAAGGTGAAGACGAAGTACACTCTTTGACTTGGGATAAAAACCAAGACGACAAGAACCTACTAAAGAAATTTATTAAGGTATTAAATTCAGCTGACGAAATAATCGGACACAATGGGGATAGGTTCGACATTAAATGGCTACGTACACGCTGCATCTTTCATGACATTGATATGTTTCCTACTTACCGTACAATTGACACGCTTAAATACGCTAAAAGTGGGTTCTATTTTAATTCTAATAAACTAGATTATATAAGTAAGTTCTTAGGGGTAGGTGCAAAGTCGGACACTGGAGGTTTCCAAACTTGGAAAGACATACTATTCGACAAAAGCCAAACGGCACTTAATCACATGGTGGAGTATTGCAAAAATGATGTCGTAATTTTAGAAAAGGTTTACGACAAGTTACGCCCGTATTCAAAACACAAAGTCAACTACGCTACATTGAGAGGTGGCGACCGTTGGAATTGTCCTAATTGCGGAACGGAAGACGTTAAACTTCGCAAGACTTACACAACTGCGGCAGGTACGATTATGCACTCGTTAGGTTGCAAGGCGGGATGTCGGTCGGCTTACTCAGTAAATAATAAAGTTTACATGGATTGGCTCAAGTACAAAATGATAAACAATATTTAGTATCTTCGTACCACTTCTTTTTTTCATGTTAGGTTTAGACGGGGTAATCTTAAGGGGTTACCCTGTTTTTTTTACCAAATTTTAAGGCTATACCCCCCAAGTCTCCCCCCAAGTCACCCCCCAAGTTACCCCCCAAGTTACCCCCAAGTGTTACATTTCCGTCACACATTTAGCCTAATTTTGTGACAAATGTCACGTTTTTTAAGCAATAAACTTGACAAAATGCAAATTCCGCAAAGTTTTTTTTCGTTCTGAAACCCTTGTAAACATTGACTTTTAAAATAAACTTTTATTTATTTTGTTAAAAAAGTGTTTAAATGTATTGTGTAGTAATTTTAATATACTAATTTTACAAATGTCAATAAGGCACAAAACAAAAAACAAAACACGATGAAAGCAACAAAAAAACAAAACAAGCCAAATTCACAACAAGTAGTTAACGCAGTTCTATCTGTATTTAGAAAAAGCAACGCTAAAGAATTTATCGAAACTTTAAATATGCCATTTACGGAAAAGCAAGTTAACGAATTAACAGAATTACTTGCTAAATACGAACAATACTTAGACGAGAATAACTAAAACAAAACGGGGGGTGCGCATCCGTAACGCACATTTTAAACTTAACAACATGAAAAAACTAGTTAACTATTTCACACCACGCAACGCAGACGAGCGTAACGCATTAGGCGGTCTTTTCGTCGGCATCGTAATCATTTTATTAATCATCATCTTAATACCTTAAACCATGACAGCATACGAATTTAAACAGCAAGTAATCATCGAGCAGAAAAACGATAAAATTGAAGCACTTATTGAAGGCTACAAGGAAATCATGCGCCAACTAAACCACAACCAAAAGATGTCAAAGACGGACGCAGAAAGTACCGCTTATTACACAGCTCGTAATATAGTCGAAGAAACAATGATTGAGATAACTGACATTAACGTAACCGATATTTAACATGTACGAAAAACAACTAGTAGAATGTGACGAATGCAACGGCTTAGGAGTCGTTGAAGGTCAAACCAACGAAGGGGATTATTCACAAATAGGAATGTTCCGCTGCAATGAGTGCGAAGGCTCAGGCGAAGTTTATATTTATGTAGAAGATTATGAAGAAGAACAAGATTAAGTGCAACCTAACGCACTTTCAAGAGCAATTTAAACGACAGTTGGCAATTACCCACGCAGACCGAAAGAACTGGTGGACGAACTACAACGCTGAATTAGTGAACCGAATTTCAGAAATCAAAAAAGCAACAACGTAAAATACCATTTACAAAAACGAATCAAAAAGTAAAAACTATTTAACATGAGATGGAAAGTAACTTATAAAGGCTTTGCGCATAAAACTTGGATAGAAATGTACAAGATAGTGACAGCCAATAGCAAAGAAGACGCAGTAAAAAAAGCCGACCTTTGGGAAGGTATTATTTTAAAAGTAGAATTGATATGACACCAGTAGAAAAAGCAAACGAGTTAGTTAACAAGATGTTTAACTGCGACAAATTTACAGACGACACAGCAATGGCAATGCTTTACCCACACGCTAAACAATGCGCTATAATTGCAGTAGATGAGATAATGAGATACCCTAAAACATTACTTTATGATATGAGTATTTATAGATTTAGAGAATTTAATGAAATTGATATTAATAGTTGGGAAAATCAAGATTCTATTATAGTTGATAAGATGACTGCATTAGAATTTTGGAATGAAGTAAAACACGAACTTGAGTACATGTACACTAAACAATTACCAAAATGACCAACGACCTTAAACTAATAGCATCGACCGCAATCCTCCCGGTACTTGCCGACTTCCTCGAAGACCTAAACGAAGACAAAGCCTTTAGAACCGACATGAAGATGGCTACCTTAAACCTCATCGGACAAATACGAAAACTCGATGAAAGGATAATGAAACACGCATCAAACGAAACAAGCGAACAACAAGTAAACATACAAATAGCATTTAGGCAATGGTTAAAGTCAGCACAGAATACGGAAGAAAAATAAAGTTTATCAAGTCCTACCTACCGAAACGAAATTTTTACACCATGCACGAATTCTTTTTAGTTTGTCCGTGTTCGCATGAGTCACTAAAGGAAGCAAACCGACTTAGACAGTTAATGCAATGGAGGCAAGTTGGTATGGTGTGGGCTACGTTGTCAGGCTTTTCACTTACCGAGGCAGGAAAGTTATTTAATAAGAACCACGCAACGGTTATCCACTCACAAGAAATGGTTAAGTTAGCACTGGAAGGTTACCACCCCGAACTACTAGAAAAGCTAAACGAGGTTTTGGAGTGCATCGAAATAACTAACGCACACGCAAACGACTACAATACGGCTTTGATTATTTCGGCACGACGAATTGAAAACTTGTTGAAAACTCGTTACAAGAAATTAAACCAAAATAAATAAACAATTAAAAAACAAAAATTATGTTACAAATAAAAGAAGAATTTAAAAAGTTAATACCAGCATTGACTGCCGAAGAGTTTAAACAACTAGAGTCAAATTGTTTGGAAGAAGGAATCCGTGAAAAAATTATTACTTGGAATGGTTTTATTATTGACGGCCATAACCGTTACGAAATTGCTACACGTTGGAATTTAGACTACGAAACAGAAAGTAAGCGTTTTAATAACGAAAACGATGTACGTGAATGGATGATTAATAACCAATTTGGCAGAAGAAATTTAAGCAATTACCAACGTTCAGTTTTAGCCTTACAACTTGAGGAAGTGTTTAGTGAAAAAGCAAAGGAGCAACAAATTAGAAAGCCTGAATCTGTTTCGGTGAATTCACCAAAACAAATACCAATAGATACAAGAAAAGAACTTGCTAAAGTAGCTTCCGTAGGTGAACAAACTATTGCAAGGGTTAAGGTAATTGAAGCAAAAGCAAATGAAGAAACAAAAGCTAAACTTTCAACTGGGGAGGTAAGTATAAACCAAGTTTATCAAGACATAAAAAAAGAAGAAAAGAAAGAAGAAAGAGATAAAAAAATAGAAGAAGTAAAAGCTAAAATAGAATCTGAAAACTTAGTAACTCCTGATAAAAAATATCACGTTATTGGTATTGACCCACCTTGGGCGTATGAAGAAAAGGGAGGTTTTTCTAGTGCTGATTATGACTCAGAAAGCAATAGAGGTGCAGTTGATTACCCTACAATGACAGTTGAACAAATTAAAAAAATTGAATTACCAGCCGCAGACGATTGTGTTTTATTTTTATGGACTACGCATGCGTTTTTAAAAGACAGTTTTGATTTAGTTGACGAATGGGGTTTTAAATATAAGGCTACTTTGGTATGGGATAAAGTTAAAATGGGACTAGGAAGAACAGTTAGAATGCAGGTTGAATTTTGCTTAATTGCAGTTAAAGGAAACCCCATAATAAACGGAAGTAGTGAGCGTGATATAATTACAGAACCAAGAAGAGAACACTCAAGAAAGCCTGAAGCATTTTACCAAATGGCGGAACGGATGTGTATTGGCAATAAGTTGGATTATTTTAGTAGACAAAACAGAGAAAATTGGGACCATTATGGAGCTGAACAAGGACAATTCTAAAACAATAAAAGGCGAATGGGATTTTAATAGAAAAGATTCTTACGTTGTAAATTTTAAAGGTAGGAGTTTTAATAAATGTACACCAACAGATTTAGATTGGGTTTTAGAAATAAGCAACAAAGTATTAATTTTTGCCGAAGTTAAACGAAGTGAAAAAATTAACGGCTTACCAAGTGGACAGAAAATACTAGCTCAAAATTTATGCAGGTATATAAGTCGAGACACAATACCAGTTTATTTTTTGTATGTTCAAGGTGTAGTTGAGAACAATCAAATTCAAATTGAAAATTCAAGGGTATTGAGTTTTTATTCGAATACAAATAATAAATGGGAAGAACGAAATATTTTGTTTAAAGATGCAGTTGATTTAATTATTAAAAAGCACTGTTGAAAACCCCGTAAAAAATAATTAACCAAATGAATTAAATAGTACTTAATATTGTAGAAGGTTCGCTCTCACATTATAGAACTTAGGATGTTTTTAACAACCCTATTTACAAGTAGCGAGGTGAGAGCCGTGAAAGTGGATAGGGTTTTTTTGTTGACTAAATTTTAGAAAATGAGTAAAGAAAAAGGTAGGGAAACAATGATTGTTTATCGGTCATTTTTTGAGTCCCTGAAAGAATGTGAAAAGGAAGTACAAGCAGACGTTTGGAACGCTATTTTTGAAATGGGTTTTAATCAAAAGGAAGTTGAGTTAGATGGATTAAGTAAAACACTTTGGTTGCTTATTAAGCCTCAAATAGAAGCGAATTTAAAGCGGTTCTTAAACGGAAGTAAACCAAAACAGAAGCAAAAGACAAGCGAAAAGGAAGCGAAACCGAAGCAAGAAATAAGCGAAACCGAAGCTAATAACAATAACAATAACAATAACAATAATATAACACTCACACCTCTTAAAAATAAACAACCAATTTTGGAGGAAGTAATAGCTTACTTTAATGAAAACAACTATACAACCGAAAGTGCAACCAAAGCATTTAATTACTACCACCCTGAATGGAAAGACTCCCAAGGTAGGAAGGTGCTAAACTGGAAACAAAAAATGCGTGGTGTGTGGTTTAAAGATGAGAACCTAATTAAAGGTGACGAAGATTTAACACTTGACCAACAACTTTACCGCAACGTAATGGCACAAATAAATAACCGATGAACAGCACACTTAAATACCTTTTCGATTATAAAGACGGACTAATAAAGCAAGGCTTAGGGTTGGATATTGAGTTAGATACTTATCTCAGGTTTAAACCCAAGCAACTAAACATAATTCTCGGACATGACAATGTAGGTAAAACGTATTGGATAAATTGGTACTTCCTCGCACTGACCTCAAAGCATGGTTTAAAGTGGTGCATATGGTCGGGTGAAAATCAAAGCGGACAAATTATGCGGGATCTAATACAAATGTATTCGGGTGTAGCTTACAAGCAATTAACAAAGTCTGAAATTCAGCAGTTTTATTTAGCACTTGAACCGTACTTTACGTTTATTCCTAACGACAAACTATACACACCTGAAGAGTTGTTGAGCATCTTTGAAAAGACGGACTGCAACGCTTGTTTAATTGATCCCTTTACGGGTTTGGATAGGCAAATGGGCTACGAGGCTAACTATCGCTTTCTAAACATGGCACGTCAGTTCTGCAATACCACTGGAAAAACCATCTACATAAACACGCACCCAACTTCCGAAAGTGGAAGGAGCGGAATGCTGTACGGAGACGACCAAAAAGAGTGGAAAGGTCACCTTAAGCCACCATTGAAAGACCATATCGAAGGTGGTAAGGCTTTTCTTAACCGATGTGACGATATGTTAGTGGTTCATAGGCTAGTAAAACACGAAACCATGAAGTACGAAACTATGGTGAGCATTGAAAAAGTCAAAGACACCGACACGGGAGGAAGACAAACAACGCTAAATTTACCCGTAATGTTTAATTTTAACTCGGGCTTAGGGTTTAAGTGCGGAAGCGTTGACCCAATCAAACGAAACAAAGTAAATACAAACAATGACCTACCATTTTAACATGAAAGAACTAGACATTTTAACCGCACAAATAAACCTACGCACACTTGACCAAGCGTTAAGCATGAGCATTGACGACCTAAAGACGAAACACGCTCACCGGGTAGACTTGATTAAGCCGATGGAAACACGACAAATTGAATTGAAGGAAGCTATGCTCACATTTTACCGAGTATGTGAAGACCACAAGCAAGTCGTTAAGAAATACTATTCCGTCTTTGAGGAGAATTTGAGACTGCGAGACGAAAACACGGAACTAAAGAAATTTATATGAAGTCATGTAAAAAATGTGGCGAAAACTTTACACCATTTTCGACGTTGGACAAGCACTGTTACATTTGCAAAAAGACGGAACAAGCGTTAAAGAACCTAGCCAAAATGAAAAAGGACAAGTTGAAAAAGCAAAAGGAAGACCTACTAACCGTTTCGGACTACCTTAAATTGGCGCAGCAAGTGTTCAACAAGTGGGTAAGGCTTAGGGATCAGGAACAAGGTTGTATAAGTTGCGGTAACACCCTCGGAAGCAAATACGACGCTGGTCACTTTTGGAGCGCAGGAGGACACTCTTCGGTTCGGTTTGACCCTGACAACGTACACGCTCAATGTGTCAGCTGCAATCAGCATAAACACGGAAACTTACTTCCCTACCGAGATGGTTTATTGAGCAAAATTGGAGTTACTAAGTACGAAGAACTTGAGAATATAGCCCACCAAACCCGTAAATGGGATAAGGAAGAATTGAAAGAATTAATCACTGAATATAAAAAAAAGATAAAAGACGAATTGTATTAAAAATAAAACGTATATTTGCATAAACCAATAAGAAAAACAACATGAAAAAAGAAGAAGTAAAAGTTGAAGAACTTGTTAAGGTCACGGGACTTTATCCAAAACTACACGCTGCAAAGCAAAAGATTGGGAAGGTAGTTAAGAACTCGACTAACCCACATTTTAAAAACAAGTACGCCGACATTAACGGATTGATTGAGACGGTTGAACCAGTGCTACTCGAACAAGGTTTGTTGTTATTGCAGCCAATAGCCGAAGGAGTAGTTAGTACGTTAATCATTGACATTGAAAGTGGGCAGTCGGTTGTTTCAAGTATGCGCCTACCCGAAATACAAGACCCTCAGAAAATAGGTTCTGCGGTCACTTACTACCGACGATATACCTTGCAGTCACTTTTGAGCCTTCAAGCGGAAGACGACGACGCAAACAGCGCCAGTGCAACCGTTAAAAACACGAAACCAAGCATTGACCAAGTAAGATTCGAGAATGGACTAAGCCAAATTGAGGAAGGCAAGTTAACACCCGAAGCATTTAAGAAAGCACTAAGCGGGTTTCAATTAACTGACTTACAAACCAAATCTTTACTACTACTATGAAAATCCGCTGCAGCTCGTTAGGTAAGATAATGACTTCCCCCAAATCAAAGGGGGAGGTCTTGTCTCAAACCGCAAAGACGTATTTAAAAGAACTTGCCATTGAGGAAAAGTTTGGTATTCGTAAGGAGTTCTCAAGTCGTTACACTGACAAGGGGAACATTCAGGAAGACACCGCTATTGAAATGGCTAGTAAGGTATTAAGTTTGCCGTTTGCGCTCAAAAACACGGAATATTTTGAAAATGAATTTATCAAAGGTACACCCGACCTCATCTTAGAAGACGAAATTATAGATATCAAATGTAGTTGGGACGGCACTACCTTCCCTTGGTTCGAAGATGAACTACCTAACAAGGATTATTTTTGGCAATTGGTCGGGTATTGTTGGCTCACTGGACGAACGAAAGCCCGGGTAGTGTATTGCTTAGTCGACACGCCCGAAGACATCGTACAAGACGAGATTAGACGCACCTCGTGGAAGAAATTTGAGATTGACGTAACGGAAGAAACCGAGAATGAAGTCCGAGCGAAACACGAATTTAGCCACATAAGCGAAAATAAGCGTGTTAGAGCGTACTTAATAGAGTTAACCGACGAAGACATTGATAAGGTAAAAGAAAAGCTGTTACATGCAAGAGAATATTACAACGAATTAATTGAAAGATTATGAGTTCTAAAAAGGATTTAATTTATAGCAATCAGCAGTCAATTTTTGGAAGTCGTGAAATAATCGGTTTTGGTTCAAAAGAATTTTATGTTAATGAAATAGACCGAAATAAAGCAAACGATATTATAGTTAAAAATCATTACAGCAAAAAATTCTATAATGCAACTTATATACATTTAGGGGTGTGGTTAAATTCTGAACTTGTAGGTATATTGCAATTTGGTTATGCTATGAATCCTGCAAGTTGTGGAAGTGTTGTTAGTGGAACTGAAATGGACCAATATTTAGAACTTAATCGAATGTGGTTAGATGACAAAGCACCAAGAAATAGTGAAAGCCAAGCAATATCTTATGCAGTTAGATATATTCGAAGTAAATTTCATAAAATAAAATGGATACAAAGTTTTGCAGATGAAAGATGCGGTTGTTTTGGAATAGTTTATCAGGGTGCAAATTTTGAGTTTTATGGTGAACACATTGCTAAATTTTGGACTTTAAATAACGAAGTATATCATAATAGTTTAATGACAAGAAACCCAAAATTAAGTAAGTCAGCAGCTTTTTTACAAGAAAATAAAGAAACAGCTACAAGCGAAGAATTAAGACAATTTAGATACATTTACTGGATAGACCAAAAATGGAAAAGTAAAGTTTTATTAAAGAAAAAACCTTACCCAAAATATTACAACGAACCAATTAAAAACACGGAAAATGAAAACAGATAGAATAGTTATCCAAGTCCTTAACCAAAAGTGCATTATAACGCACAAAACACGAACAAAAAGTAATTTTAAAGACAACTTATGAAAGTAGATAGAATAGTTATCCAAGTCCTTAACCAAATAGCCGACCGCAGCGAGAAGGGGCTAGAGAAATACGGAACGAACCTTGAACGAACAGACCTCGAAACCTTGGACTGGTTACAACACGCCCAAGAGGAAGCAATGGACTTATGTCTATATTTAGAACGACTTAAAGAGCAAATCAAAAACAAACAGTTATGAGTTGTGAGCCATTAAACGAACTACCACAAGGAAGCGAATACTTAGACGCAGTTGTAGATTTACATTTTCTTTATGACTTATTGAGATGTGAGGGGCATGACCCAAAAAGTTCATTTATGAAAGGAATTAAATACGCATACGATTATTTAGATAATAACCCAATAAATAAACAGTTCATAAAAGAGCAAATCAAAAACAAACAGTTATGAGAGTGTACAACACGTTTAAACAATGGGGGGTAATATGCTTTACTCCAATGGTAGCAATCGACTTTGAAGACAAGTCAATTAGAATTGCATTTCTTATTTTACAAATCGAAATTGGTAAAAACAAACAATAATAAATTGTTAGTCTATTGAGGTAAGTGGGAATGAATACCACCTTAGGATAGCCTCTTTGTTTTAACAAAGTGTGCGGGTTTGAATCCCGTATAGACTACTAACATTAAACCAAACAATTATGAGTTACGAACACAAAGCAAACACGGGTACACTTTTCCCTAACAACAAAAAGGCGGACAATCACCCTGACTACAAAGGGAAAATCAAAGTAGGTGAGCAAGAGTTTGAACTTGCGGGATGGGTTAAAAAGACGGACAAAGGTCAATTCCTTTCTTTGAAACTATCCGAGCCGTTCCAACCTACACCGCAGAACACCAGCGAGAAAATTGCTGACTCAACGGGTATTCCATTTTGAGAGTAGCTGAACTAACCCAACTCAACGGCTTTCTTCGGGAGGTCGTTGAGTCACGGCTTGAAGTGGAAAGCATGAGGTCATTTTGCAGACGTTCAAAAGTGCAATGCAGTCAAGTGAAGAAACTACTAAACAACGAAGGTGGCTTAAACACGACCACCGTTGAGAGAATAGCCCACGCATTGATTGACTCACGCTACGAAGCGCAGGATATACTTAGCCAAAACTAGCAAATAAGATATAATTTTGGCGCACTATTAATTACAAAACGATTTAAGATATGTGGCAAAATTTAGGACTTAAACTATAACGAAATGAAACGAAAGAAGATTGATAAACAGCACCGAGAGTATCGGACGAAAAGACGGAAGATAATAGATTTATGCCGTTACATATGCCAACTACCGCCATTTGAGCGTTTGAACCCTGAGGAATAAGTCAGGGTTTTTTTGTTGGTTAATAAATAATTGTATCTTTGACTAAAATCTAATCATTATGGAGTACGTTTTTTTAATTGCGTTAGGGTGGTTTATCCAAGAGTTTGAACCATTTAAATATATTGCCGAGTGGGTTTATGACCGAATTAAACCAAGACCAATTCTTGAGTACATTTTCGGCTCACTTGAATGTTGGCAGTGTTGCACGTTTTGGTCTGCGTTAGCTGTCACTTGGTCGTTTGAAAAGGCGGTCATATCGTCGTTTATTGTTTTCGGTCTTCAAATACTACATGAAGGATGGATGCGCAGGAAGTAGATTTATTCGAGCAACTCAAAGACGAGTTTAACACTGGTAAGGTGAGCAAGGTTACAGCCGTTCGATGTCGGGACGTTTGGAACATTTACAACCCTACAAGAAAAATCACCTATTGCATGTGTTCTTCGGTTCAAAGACGGATATACGGCAGGGACTTTATCGAATGGTATGAAAGTTACAATAGATAAATTTTATACTGAGAATTACAAGACCTTAGTTTTAGCTGCAAAAAGACGAATAACGCAACTAAAGAAAAACATTGAGCCCGAAAGTTTGGTAAGTTCTTCCTACCTATACGTAGTGGGTAAAGCCGACACCATTACGGAGGACGAAATACCACGCTTAGCCTTTGGGTTTATTCTCTTGGAGCTGATAAGAACCAACTCACAAACGAACCTTAAAGAAAGGATTAACCCGGTAGACCTCGACTTTGACATATCGGACACGAATAACCAAAGCGACCAATTAGTACTTAAAATAGATGTAAGCGACTTTGTTAATACGTTGAATAGAACCGACCAAATTATCTTTGAGGTGTATTTTAACAAGGGCAAAACGACAAAGAGAGACCTTGCGGAACATTTTAACATTGACCCGTCGAGTGCTTTGATTTACATAAATGACATAAAGACGAAATTTAAAAAATATGTTGCAGATAAAAGACCAATATAAGGGGGTAAGCGTTGAATACTTACTAGGCACTGTCCGAGTGACGAAGAAAATTGAAGACCTTACCGAGAAGGATATCGAGACGGCTAAAAAGTGGGGGTTAAACTTGGGGAAATACTTTGATGAGGTCACCGAAAACACGGAACAACCAACCGAACAACTACCAACCATTGCATACGAAGGTATAGAGGTCAAACCTAAACGCAAAAAGAAATGAAGTTAAGTCATGTATTTGCTTTTTTAGTAGCTTGTCTTACGTTTGTGGCAGCACTAAGTTTGATTTACCACGAGACCGACTTAGTAATGACATTTTCGGGATGGTCACTAATAAGCTACCTTTGTTATCTAATTGCCATCACGGGCGAAAACGAACACAATGGCTAATTACTACCTACTAGACGCAGGGAAGAACATGACCAAGTTCGCTATGGCTTTAGAGGATGAACTCAAAGAGCAAAAAGCCCACGTAGTTTTTTACCTGACCGATGTGGATGGGTTAATGTGCTTGGAAGAAATAAGCGAAGATGAATTTTTAGACCACTACACCAAAAAGACGAACAATGAAAAGTAAGTATATAGAAACACCCGACGACCTACTAAAAATGTGGGAGGATTACAAAGCCTATATAGATAGCACACCCGACCAAATACAAAAGGCGACAAACAAAGGAGTGCAAATTGAGTTAGTAGATAAGCCTTACCAACGAAAGGGATTTCAAGCCTACGTGTATAGAAATTATAAGTTTCATGTTCACCAATATATAGACAACTACGAGGGTGCATATTCGGCGTATTTGGGAGTCGTTACGTACATGCGAGATGAGTGGGAAGAAAACCAAGTTAGCGGAACTTTAACGGGTAAATTCAAAGCACCAAACTTGACCGCTCGAATGAATGGACTCACCGAAAAAACGGACGTGACAACTGGAGGGGATAAGTTGAACCAACCCGTAACTGTTAGAATAGTTAATGGAGATTCGGGCAACTAATATCTTCGCAAGAAATTGGGACGCGCTTACCAACTCGGAGGTGCGTTTCATAATTAACGAAGGCGGCTCACGTTCAAGTAAGACCTACTCACTTTGTCAGATGGTCATAGTGTATTGTATTCAAAACCCCAACAAGGTGGTGAGTATAGTGCGTAAGACCTTCCCTGCGTTGAGGGCTACGGTTATGAGGGATTTCTTCGAGATTCTTAAAGACTTGGATATCTACGAAAAGGCGAACCATAACATGAGCGAGAATATATACCGCTTTCCAAATGGGTCAATCGTGGAGTTCTTCAGTGTGGACGACGAGCAAAAGATTAGGGGGCGTAAGAGGGATATAGGTTGGTGCAATGAAGCCAACGAACTTTGGTTTGAGGACTTTCAACAGCTGAACATGCGAACCGAAGATAAACTGATATTTGACTACAACCCTTCGGAAAGTTCTTCATGGCTTTATGAGTTACCTCCCCATGAAAGTAAGTTAATCAAATCCACGTACCGGGACAACCCTTTCCTGCCCGAAAGTATTAAACGCCAAATCGAAGACCTAAAGCGGACGGACGAAAGTCTATACCAAATCTACGCACTCGGTGAGAAGGCAATAAGCAAATCTAATATCTATAACAATTGGACGTTTACTATATCGAGACCTGCGAGGTTTACTAATTTCGTCTACGGACTTGACTTCGGATATAATCACCCGACTGCGCTCGTTAGGGTCTATTGGTCTGACGGGGATATCTATATCGAACCCGTGATTTATCAAAGCTACCTGACCACTTCGGAGTTAATTCAAAAGTTCAAAGACCTCGACATTGAAAAGACGATTGACATTATGGCGGATTACTCAAGACCCGAGATTA